CCGATGGGAAAGGGGTTAAGCAAGGGCATCTAGACGTCTGCGACTAGACTTTTATTAACTTAACGGCCCGAGCAAAGCTATTTACTTAGCAGCTTTGCCTTTACCTTTCTGGTTGTTGCGAGCTATACTCTTAGCGAACTTGACGGCTTTGTCTACTGTAGCGCGAGTCTGACGGCCAGCTCTAACGGCTTCTTTCGCTATCTGTGCTCCAGCAATCAACTTGGGTTGTCCTAAGACAAGACCAACATTACCAACTTGAGTGGCAACCCACTCAACCGCATCTGCAAATAGCTCTCCTAGGTCATTCTCACAGACTGGGACTCCCGCTGGCATTCTAGACATAACTGCCGAATACAAAGCCAAACAACCTGGAGAATATGGGAAACTATCCCTTGCGGTTGTAATAAGTGAATCGTTTGTTGATGGTCTGGTTTCGAGTATCCATCTACCCGAAACCATAAGTGTCGACTGCGGTGTCAAACCACTAACATAAGCACCAGAAAGCTCCATACCTGTCCAGTTGTTGTTCCTAGGATACAAAATGTTGCTACTAAGCATCAAAGGTGTATGCCCCACAACTGTACTATCCGTAGGCGCAACATCATAGTAGAGAAAAGTTCCAGTAACATTAGCTGTCGATGGGGTATTCTCAATATCTGTTAAAATGGAAGGTGAATATAAACCTTTTTCTGCATCCCAAGCTCGTGAAGTAGCAATCTGAGCAGCCGCCTGTGAAGAATTTGGTGGAGCTGGTGCACGCTGGGCACTAATCCATCCCGTGGCTGCCGCCCCCGGAGTGGTCATTAATGTTGAAGTACCGGCTGTCAAATCTGGGCTTGGCAACCTCCATGCTATAAGAGTACCAGATTTGTAAATTGGAGCTGTAGTGTTGTAAACCTCAAAGGCCGCTGAAATGACACGCATGGTTGAATTAACATATTTCAGCGGGATGTTAATTTGCGTAAGTGTATTTGTAGATGGTACAGTAACGTAACTGATTGGAACACCTGAAGCAGTGCTGAGCGAAGTTATGCCCCAACAAGCTCCACCGCCACCATTGGTCTGGATCCAACCATCACCTCCGTTGCCTGAAGTTGTACCCTGTACGAATTGCTGCGAACTGTATCCAGTCGCCAGATTCCCCAACATCGGCCACATAACAATGCTCGTATCCCAGTTCCCTGAGACACCACCAGGAGCATTGACAAACATAACTTGATTTACAACTTGAATGACAACCTCAGAAGCCGTACCATCTGGCAAACCAGCAAGATTAACTTTCTCATGATGGAATGGATCGACGGCCATTATAACGAATCTGATATCACTATCTGAACACTTAAAGAATTTGCCAAGTCTAGTCAAAGTAGTATAAGTACTAGCGCGACGTGCCTTGCGCGCACGCTCCATCATAACAGTGTGTTCCTGGGTGATCTGCATGCCATTCTGCACGGACGTATTGCCGTTCAAAGCGTGCATGAGTTCATTCCACTGCTCCGCCATAGCTTCAGCGCTAGTAGCACTACCCGTATAGCTGGGTTCGGCACCAGGATAACCCTGGTGCCAAATTGGCTCTAACCACATTGGATCGTTAATCCAAGCGTCCAGTGCGTCTTCCGGTAACCTAAAAACCATGTCATCACCATTCGCGACCTCATCATGAAGGGCGAACATGTCATCGATTTGCTGGACCATTTCCAAATCAATGATCATCTCATCCACGGCATCTCTATTGCCATTGAGGGCATGCATTGCTGCATTATGCCTAAGAGCTACATTCCTATCATCACCAAAATGAGCTATATACGTTGGCATATCCACCCAAGAAGGTTCAGGATTAAAAATGCGAAAACCATAAACTGGTATAGTATAAACAACATCCTGGACTGTTACAAGGAAATTCTGTTGAGCAGTATCAATTGAAATCTGACAGAAATCAGATGTGTTATTTGCCAGACCAAAGGTAGTAGGCGGTGCAGTAGAAACAGTAAACCTAGCATTATAGTCAGTGTCGAAAACAACTTGCACACCCTCGCTGTTACTGACAATACCATTATCGAACCATGGAGTGACACGATTAACAATGACTGGTTCTTCACGTAAGAGTCTACCTGGGACTCTCCCAGACGTGTTTCCATTGGCGGCATGCTGTTCACCATTGTGTGCATCTGCTTCTACTGCTCTAACGCCAGCTACTTCTCCAACAAGAACGATCTTCGGAGCTGGATTCCTATAGTTCTCACGAACATAGGGTGTGTACTTACTTCCAGACATGCAATCATGGTCACACAATAAATCAAACTCGACATTGTCCACACACGACGGTATGTCGGAACTCCTCAAGAAAGCTTCCCACCTGTTCTGGTGGTCCAATGTCCAACCGTACAACCGTTCAAATTCATGCCACGTTTCCGGTGTCGCATCGCATGGTCTGCCAACCATCTTATGTCTCTCATCTGCAGGCATGACTGCTTGAACGTGGCCCAATCTTTCGAGAAGAATTTCAACATATGCGCGAAGAGGTGGGGCAACTTGACACATGGCTTGCACACTAAGCAAAACCCCTTTAAAATGACTAAAAGCATTGTCTGGTTCTTTAAGAGTCCATGGTATCTTGGTAAGCAACTTGCCAGCCAATGGCGAGAAAGTTGGTCCCTGGGCTGAAGGAACCATGCGCATACTACAAAACTCAATATCTCCCGGATGTCTCGAAACGTTCATTTCCAAATCCATGCCTAGCGACCTATGTATGTACTTGTAGTATTCTACATCCCATTCGGCCGGCATGCAACCAGCACCATCGTCTCCGTTGACCAACTCTTTATACTGCGTTTTAACGCGCTCATAAGGTAACCGAGAAGCTTTCGTCCAAGCAAAAGCAGACATGGATTTGTTTAGGAATGTATTGAACAAGCTCGTCCAGGTATCACCCGACTTTCGTTGATACTCAATGATATATTTCCAACCATTGGCTGAAACACCCCAACAATGCGCAGAGCTAGCATGCAACTGGCGAACGGCTAGCGGAGCACGGAAAAACTCAAGCAAAAGTTTCTCCGCTTCATGCATTGCTTTCTTTTGGCGCGCATCAAATTTGCCGAAATCTTTATCATAACAAATCTGATCAGGTCCAGGTGTTATGAAAGCAGCAGATACGCAGGAATCTAAACCTGCAGTCCACAAAACATTCTTATCGTGTTCGGGTGACCAAAATTTCTTAAGGTATCCTTGAAGTGCTGCTATCCAGGGTCCTACAAGCACCATCATTTCATCCGAAGGCCCCTGAATATGTCTAGGCGCTTTACCAGCGTCGCCAAGGTTACCCTGGCCGTTGAGAAGTTCTTCCTTAATGAAGAGTTTCCTCCTACTATAAAGCTTACGCAAACCCTTAGGCAAATGCGATCTGGAATTTATGCCCTGCAATCTCAGTCGCATCAAAGCCAATCTATAACGGGCTTTGGCTTCTGGTCTTGCGCCACATCCTTCTATCCAGGCTGCTGGATTCATCTCTTGGATGGCGACTTGAGGTGCAGCAAGCTCTTCCATATTGTTACCAACAAAGGCAACAAATTCAGATGCAACTGAATTAACGACTGGAATGTCTTCAACGTAGATACGCTTCTCGATAGCTTCTTGTTCATTTCCAATGGTATTTGCAAATGCAGTCGGAATATGACTATTGGTGGCTACGCCAACTAAGTGTATCACCGGCTTAGACTTTTCTTTGGGTTTGTCCCACTGGGGAAGAACCCGCCGCATGAATTTTGTGAGCCTAGATGGAACTGAATGTTCCTCATATTCAACACCACCCGCTTGCATCTTTGTGACGTGGTCTTTCCTTTCTGCCTTCTTGCCTTTAATAAACCACAACAAAGCCGCTGAGCACAAACCTATGACCCCTAAAGGTGCCAAAACAGTACTCAAGAAAACGGAGGACAAACTGACAACCGCCAATGAAACGCCCGCAACTAAAGCTGCAAGACAATCCAATTGCTTTCTTGTAAAATAAACGCGCTTGACCACACGGTTTATATTCTGCTCGGCCCGCCAAGACATCATATAGGCGAGAGCTGGTGCGTATCTCACAGCATCCACAATTTCAGCAGATGTCATATTATTAACGAATCTAAGCAAATACCTCGCTCGAATGACCGTAACGGCGTAGTGAGAAAAGGTGGCTTCACGACTAACACCAACCCAATGTGTCATGAGCTCATTAACCAGAGAAGTGGGCAACTTAATAGTCTTAAAGGATCCATCACGAATGTGAATTCCAAAATGCTTGGCAAAGGGTAAACTGCCGGCCCCCAATGGTGTACTATTCCAGCATCCAGCAAACTGTAAAAGCGGTATTCTATACTCGCTCATGGCTACAGATATTTTCCTGCTGTCAATGGCATCAATGACATACCCCTTGCAATCTGTTCCCTTGATCGCACAAACTTCTTCAAGAAAGGGTGCATGCATCAATGTCTGGGCTTCGTTAATATCAGGGGCTGGAACAGGCGGTGGTGTTACTTCTAAGGACGTCTTGGCTTCAACATCCACCGCAGGGGAAGCCTCATCGGTCTCTTCCCCTTCAGCACACGCCTCAGTTTCTGAAGCTATGGCAGCTTCAACTAAACGGCGTTTCCCACGAGCTTCCTGCCTTCTTTGCTTAGCTCCTTTCGGGAAAATGTGCTTATTCTTGGTAGTCTTGGCAACTTTAACGTTCTTTGCCTTGGCAAGCGCTTCCGACTTATTAACACGATCACGTTCTTGAAGGTGCTCGCCAGTGAGGCTACCAACCTCACTCTTCTTTGCTGCATAATACAGCGCAATGCGTGCCACATCGCCTTCAAAAAGACACAACTTCTTTTTGGTTTGAATTGCTACACGATCACGAAGATCTGCATCCTCCGCACTAACCATAGAGGCTGCAACGGCTCCATACGTCGTATCACCAATCAAATTTTCAGGATAGGTTGGCCTACCTAGAATCTTTGAATATTCACGTTTTGGTTCAACGTAACGTTTAGAGCTCTTGGGAGCAATATAAGGTTGGACTTCCTTCTTCTTCCAGGCAAACCCGGAAGGAATCTTGCTACCAACGAAAGAGATGGGTGCAGTCTTCAAGGAGTCAAGGAAACTATTAGTCTTATCTCTAAGTTTCTTCGACCATTTCTCGCGCGACTTGACGGCAGGAACCCATTCCTTATCAAGTTCTTCCGAAGAATAGCCTGATAGGATGTCAATACCTTGTGGTACTTCCTGTAGCGAGACCTTAGAATGCGGGAGTGGCAAAACATCTTTGCAATCACTCTCTGATCCCTGATCATTGAGCAAGGGCTCTGCCAAATCGTCACTGTCGCTGAGGATTGGCCAGCCATGTAACGCCACGGTATTCTTACTCCGTTGGCGCATGGCCGCTTCACCAAAGATTCCAATACTCCTTGGTGGTAAAAGTTCCGGACTCTCCGGAGCCATACTGGTGTTATCCTCACCAGAAATGGGGTTGTCGTGCGTGTTGTTATACGTTTGAAATACATTTTGCTGATTATGGGCAGTCACACCTTCGGGTTCCTTTATACAGTGGTCTGTATCGGTCATGGCGATAAAGTTTAAGTGTCCAAAAGAAGGAAACGGCTTAACATGAATGGAGAAGACTTGCCTCTCAAGCGTCTATGAGCGTAATCTATCGGGGGACCGCTAACCCCCCTTCCCTTAACATCGATCCGAAGACGAAGTGCGGCAGGTTCACCGACACTCTAGCCTAACAGAGACCCCACCGAAAGTTCAAACGTGACTCGCAGTGGCGCCCGGACCCGCGACCGGCTAGCCGTGGGCTTTGATATCGGTAATATCATAGGAGAGTACTCCTATGGCAAAAACCCC